TAACTTGAGGGACCTTCTCATTTTCTCCGCTCGTATCTGTGTCAACGAGTGCATGTTTAAGTGTTCTTTCAAGATAGTTGAGGTCATCATCGCTTAATCTGCTTACGTCTAGCACCTTTCTTTCTTCAATGTTAATGTCTTGTCGTATCTCTTGTCTATCTGTTTGCCCTAACATCTGTTTACCAAGCCAAATCGCCATGGTTGAATTGTTTGTATCTTCCATAATCTGTATTTGTTTTCTTCTTAAAGACAACATACCAGTCGCCCTACCTTTTTCTATTGCCTTTCTAACCTCTGGTTCGTTGGTAAATTTATCTTCAAGGGTTCTTAAAGGTATATCAAAATACGCTGATATTTCTGGCATTGTACAATTCAATCTTGATAATCTTTCTAATTCGCCAAGATTCAATTCTATTTTAGGTCTACCGACCTTTCGTTTTTTAACTGGCTTTATTTTTTTTATTTCGTTCATATTCTAAATATCTTTTTTCAGCATTTGGAAATAATTTAAACCATCTTTTTCTAGTCTCTTCTGTCATATCTACAGAGCTTGGTTTATCGCCATAATCATTTCTTAAAAAATTCTGATAAGAACTAATTCTACGTTTTTGTTTCTTTGTCATTATCTAACTCTGTAATACATCTTTTTTTAAATACCACGAAAATTATTTATTATTCAACTTTTTTTAATTTCATTCCGTAATTATTTACACCTTTTTTAGGTTTATAATCATCACGAAATATTAATTTGTTTTCTCTTTTAAACTTATTGTAGTTAACATAATGATGATGTCTGCCATATCTCCAAACAAGTTTTGTAACATCAGGGTGTAATCGCATCTGCATATTTGATTTAGGTATTGTACCTTCTTCTGCATAGAACTCATCTGTATTACCACCTTTAATAGTTTGTGTGTTTGCTTTCTCTTGTAAGAAAACATTAAATTGTACTGTACACCAACCTTTCTTGAGTATTCTTAAAGATAAATCAGTATCCTCATTGTATCTGCCTCTCCATCTATCTGGTAAAGGTAAATCGTTTCTAATTAAATTACATGAGTAAATTCTAGTATTTACTGTAAATGGTCCATATTGATGTGCCCATTTATCTATAACAAAGAATGTGTAATTTGGTCCTGCCATTCCAATGTTCTTATATCTTAATACAAAATCTTCCATAACTTTGAATGGTGTGCCATCTATACATTTAATCTCTAGGTTATTCTGCCATCTTCTAAAACATTTTATGTTATCGTCCATTACCCAATGCCATTTGTAACCTCTATCTATTGAATGTTGCCATATAAAATTACGAGCAGGTCCGGGTCCCTTAGATTTTTTATCGCCTAAATCGTCACACGTATCGTAATCGTCTTGGTATGTCTTATCTAACACGAGTATATTCTTTTTCTGTACCACCTTCGCATACTCCGAGTACTCTTGTTCTTCGACTACTACCGTGTATGGGACACCCATTTCTTCTAATGCCTTGATAGTTAATCTACTATCTGCCCTACCTTTAGATGGTATATAGATGGGGAATTGGTGCTTAACTGCCAAAGGCCTTATCCTTAATTACATTCTTTTCTATTTTTGGGTACCAAATAAATTTAGTTTTATCTGTATAATCTTGTTTAATTAACTGAAAGAATTTATCCATAGATTCTTTATTAACAAAATTTACAGTCAGCGATTTATATGGCGATTGGTCTTCGTGGTCAAAACTAGGCATATCTTGCCAATGTTCTTCTGTATCTAGCCATTCTCGTGAATTATGGTCTGGTTGAAATACAATGGTTTCTAATTCTTGTTGTTCAAAACCAAGATTATCTAGGTCAAAACCTATATCGTTTAACATATCCATTTCAAATTTAAGTAATTCGTAATCCCATGTACTATCTTCTGATAATCTATTATCTGCTATTCTGTATGCTTTAACTTGTTCTTCTGCCATGTCATGTGCAACATGCACAGGTACCTTTTTCATTTTTAAATATTCTGCACCCATTAATCTTGTATGACCAACAATTACTACATAGTCTTTGTCAACAACGATTGGTTGTCTCCAGCCATACTGTTTTAGGGATTTTGCAATCTTTTCTGCATTTTGATTTTTTCTAGGGTTTTTCTCGTATGGTTTAATCTTATCTATGTTTAACATTTCAATCTTCATCTTTCACTCCATATTCTTGTCGTAACACATTGTATTTATTATATAATCTGATGGCATTTCAAATTGGTCATAAATGCTATCTACAACATACCTTTCGTATCTTGGTATATTTATTTCACAATCAAATTTACTGGGATATTTTATTTGTGCTTCATGCATGCCACATAAAACCTCTCCACCGTCATAACGATTTCCCTCAATCCATATAATACAAGTCATAACAATCATGGAAAACATTTAAAATCTCCAAATCTCTTTGTTTGTTTGGTCTACTTTTTCTATAAATTGTTTTTTCTTTTTTGCTTGTACAGGGTTTCCTTTGTCAAATTGATTTAAATTAAACATACTAAAAAATGGATTCATAGACTCCTGTAACTTTTCTGCATTTTCTACTAAATGATGTTTTATAATAATATTTCTTTCAGTATGAGGGTGAAAAATTGCCATCGGTGTTAATGGATTTATATTAAATTCAATATCTTCATTTTTTCTAATTACAAAAAAGTTTAGATTTGTACTTGATTGTGTTTTAAAATCTACAACTCCCGGTAACAAGTGAAAGTGTCTAAAAAAATCTCTATTACTCCAAATTGGTTGCGACATTGTAAATAATATTTGTTCTCTACAATGAATATACCATGGACTTATTATTTTAATACTTTCCCCATGTTCTTTTGTAAATCCAGCAAATTGTTCTTGATGGTGATATTCAAATTGTATCTCATTATGTGATGCTGATGCCTTCCAATCAGTTGCCTTTGGGTGTAAAAACATTTTTAAATCACACCATAACGGTAAGATTATTCCATTTTTATAATATTGCACAATACCGGGACATTTTTTTATGGTAGATATTTTTCCTTGTCCTTCTTGAAAGTAAGTTTCATTAGGCTCTTTTTTCCACCAATCTGGTATAAAATGGTGTCCATGATTAATTCTTGCAAAATTATATGCAAATATATTTGAAGTATAACAATCTAGTACAATATCTTTTTTCTTATTAATATTGAACATTTAAATTATCTTATAATAATGTATATTGGTCATCTATAATCCTTGTCATTTTCTTTTCTTCTTTACTGTGTTTTAATTTATAAACATCAGCGACACTTAATTCGTTTGCTCTTAATTTCTCATAGAGTCTTAAATCAAGAACCTTAACCTCAGACATTAAAGCCTCGTATGCTTCATCTACTACTTTTTGTTGTTCTGGTGTTAATCCATTATCTATAAAAGTATTATCCATAGGTCTGCTCATAACATCTTGTTTTATAATTAAAAAAGAACTCTCGTTGACCAATATCGCCATAAATTCCCTGTTCTCTAATCTTTTTTGTAATTACCTTTGTTGAATTATTTTCAAAATCTCTATGAATAACCAAAGCGGTATCTGCCATATTCGCCCAATGTGCTGAACCACTAACTTGATAAAGGTCTGGTGGTGGTATAACTCCTGCATCATTTCTGTGTAATTTATGTGGGTGTGCAACCATACAAACCCAGATATCATGGTTTCTTGCGAATTGTTGGCATTTGGCAATAACATCTCTTATATGCTCATCTTCTCTTTTATGTGCATCTCTATTTGAACTCACCTGATTGAATGGGTCTATTACCAAACCTTTGATACCAAATCGTTGTTTAGATGCCTTTGCCTTATTTAATATGTAATCTATAGTTGGTATGTCGTCTTTCGCCTCAAGAAATTTAAAATGTGTATTTAAGAAATCAACACCTGCGTTTAATTGTTCTTGGGTTATTCTTTCATAAACTCCAATATCAAAAGGTTTTCTACATCTCTTTTCTAATAATCTTCTAATATGATTAGGTGTAGAATGCTCTGGTGAATATATTAAAAATCTCCAATGTTGTTGTTCTGCAAGATTTATTAATATTTGGTCTAAGAAATTAGATTTACCATGATTCGGTATACCAGTTATAAGATTAAATGTTGTTGGCATTATCTTATATATTTCGTCTAACTTTTCAAAACCTGTTGAAATTGCCTTTTGTACATTACCATCATACATATTTTGTATTTGGTCCCTATAATCGATAGCAGAATGTAAATCTTCAATGGGAAACTCTTTGGCATTTGCTATTGCCATTCCAAGTTTTTCTTCGCCAAATATTACCAAACATTCGTTGGCATCTTTAATTTGCTTTTCTTCATCTGTTGTCATATCTTTAAATGTAGGAAATTGTACAACCTTACAAATATCACGACCAAAACGATGTATCAATTCAAGACCAAGAGCCTTACCTGCCTCGTCATTATCTGTGGCAAGGATTACCTCTTCAGCCTCCCATATCCATTCAGTTTGCTCAAATGCAGAAAACCGTCTATCTTTCAAATCAAATTTAGGTGTTTTAGGTGCACCATCTGGTAAACTTACAACATCTCTTATGCCTATTTGCATTAAAGATAAAACGTCCATCTCACCCTCTACAAATATAACTCTCTTTTTTGCATCAGGGTTTTCTTCCCAAACCTTTTTAAGATTATCAATATTATAAAGGCATTTTATTGCATCTTTTTCTTGATGAAATCGTTTATCTTTACTTCTGTATTTTATATTTACAATTTTACCATCAAGATAATATGGAAAGCATAATCTATCTTTATATGTATAAAGTTTCATTTCAGTTATTGTTGTTGGGTCAATCAATCTTTTTACCAACCAATTATATGCTTCATCTGACAAAGTTTGTTTCTTAGGCACAAAAGGCATTACATTTTCTTTTCTTTTAAATTTAGAAAATTCATTTGGTTTAATAATATTATCGTGTACTGCACCTTTCCATTCACAATGATGACAATGCCACATTGCCATATCATCATGTAAATTTACTGATAAACAAGGTTCATTTCTATTTTTACTTCTTGTATGTGAACATTTAGGGCAAATTACCTTTTGTTGTTCTTGTTGTGAATTAACCCTTATGCCTTCATTAATTAATTGTTCGTGAATATTCATTATTGTTTTCTCCCTTTGTTAACCAACTAATTGGTTTAAATTTATTCGTTCTTCTTTTTCGTTATCTAGGGTCTCCCATCTCCTCTGATTTAACCATGTTGTTAAATGTGGTATAAATCTTAACTCTTTGTTTTTATTTACCTTATTATACTTTTTTACTTTTTCAAATAACTCTTTTTTTATAATTACTATATTTGGTTCTGATGTTAGTTTTTGCCATATGTCGTGTGCTTTTTTCTTAGAGCCATCTTTTCTAGGATATTCATTCCAAAGTTCAACAAATTCAGTATCGTACTTATTAGGTTTATTATTACTGGTTATATGGGGTTTCATAGTGATACTAGGGGGGGTTTCAAATTGAACAGGGTGGGTTTCAGTCTGATACCCCACCATCAATGTATAAAGGTTTGATGTTTGTCTTTTACCTTCATTAAAATCGGCAAATCTTTCTTGGATTTTTATTAATTGAAGTTGTTCAAGATTTCTCAATGCCCTAATTATTGTTGACCTACTCATTTCAGTCATTGAAATAAGTGTTTTAAAACTTGGGAAACAGGTATTTTTATCATCAGCATAATTGGCAAGACATATTAAAACTAATTTATTGGTACCATTACCAGTTTTTTGTTTAGATGCCCAATCTAATGCCAACCAACTCATAATATCTCCGTTATAACAATAGGTGGTTTATATGTAGCTAATATTTTTTTTCTTAATATATAATCTCTTGTCTTTGTAACCTTTGACTTAACATCTTCTATAATTTCTATACCTTTATTATTAATATATTTGAAATCAGCAGTATATCTGCCTATCTTTACACCATTAACAATTAACGGAAAGACAGGGTGTACTTCTAAATTTGTTATATATTTTTTTATTTGCATCTGTTCTAAAATTAAATATCTATTCAGTTCTTTTTTTGAATCAAACCTTATTCCTTTGTAATATTGCTTTTTTGCGTTGTATTTGTTCGGCATATAGGTCTGTCCCTGTTACTTGATTATCAGTAAATATAAACAATTTTTCTGCCTCAGCCCATCTAGGCATTCTATCGCCTTTCGCCCAAGACTCAATATTTCTATAATGAGTATCTAATTCTTTAGCGAAACTCTTATAGTTATATCCATTCATTTTTATATAGTCTTTTAATCTCATAACTCCCTTTTAAAATAAAAAAATAATTATGTAAACACAAAAAAGGTTTACTTCTTAAAATAAATTGGTACTATGTAATTCTCGGTAACTCCTTACCGACTTGCGATGATGGTCTGGTTTTTTTAAAATGATTTTCCAGACCGTCATTTAAACGAAGAACGAAGAATTGAGGTAAAGATGAACAGAAACAATCCATTTGCCATACATGGTATTACTCATTTATCACACAGTTCAATTAATACTTGGTTAACAGACCCAGCAAGATTTATTGCAGATAAATTATTTGGTGTAAGAGATAAAGGCTCTGCATCAATGCACAGAGGTACTGCAACAGAATTTGGTCTTGCACAAAAGTATACAGAAGAGGCATGGGAAATTGACTTAGAGGTTGTCGGCACAAAATACCAACAATTGTGTCAAGATGATTTAATTGATGTTGATGATGAAAGAAGAATAAAAGAAAAAGAAAACTTAAAAGAATATTGTAATATTCTAAATAAACATTTTGATTATAAAAATTTGGTAGATTACCAAAATAAAATTGAAATAAATTTTGAAGATTTACCAGTCCCATTTATTGGTTACATAGATTTTGTATTTGAAGACACAATTATTGATTTAAAAACTACTGGTAGAATGCCATCAAAGCCTACAGATGCCAATAAAAGACAAATGGCATTATATCATATGGCTTACCCACAACATCAATGTAACGTCGTTTATGCCTCACCAAAAGCATATTCTACATTCTTAATAGATGACAACGAAATAAAATACCATCAAAAGCAAATTAAATCTGTTGCTTTTGGGTTAATGAAATTCCTTGCAATCAGTGATGATAAAGAGGAATTGGCTTCAATAATCCACCCTAATTATGATTCGTGGACTTGGAGCGACTATTATAAAGAGCAATCAAGCAAAAAAATAACACAATGGAGTTATAAATGAACCAAGAATCAAATAAAAAGATAACCACAGAAACTGGTCGTGTTGCACAACCAGTTCAAATAAAGCCAAAAGTTTCAACTACAAAAACATTGGTTGAGGCTTTAAATAAATTTCAAGAATTAAATATTACTGCACTAAAAGGTACACATAATACTTATTTTAAGAGTACATATGCAGATTTAACATCTGTTATAGATGCCTGTAATCAGGGTGCTCAATATGGCCTGTGTTTTACACAACAAGTTTATTATAAAAATCTAATACTTGATAAACAGATAACTGATACATTTAAAGATGGTTCTACCAAAAATACTGGTGGTCAAACAGTTACAAGAGATATATGGGTTAAAACAACCATTTATCATACTATAGACGAAAAGACTATTGAATGTGATGTACCAGTTTTAATTAATCATGTTGAAAAAGATAACCCACAAAAAATGGGTTCTGCAATAACCTATGCCAAAAGATATGGTTTACAGGCATTGTTTGGTCTTGGACAAGATGATGATGCAAATTCAGCATCAGGTGTAACCGATAAGGGAGGAAAAAATGGATAATACAAAAACATATGACCAAACCAATCGTGGAGCTTTATTTAATATACCTAAAGGCACAAGTCCCGATGGCGAGAAAAAAGAACCCGAATGGCAACTTATTCAACAAGGTAAATTAAATATCAATGGCGACCAACTTAGAGTTGTTGGTATTAAACGTCTAAATCAAAAAGGCGAAGAAATTGTTGAATTATATAGAGCAATGGGAACCTTAAAAAAAGCAGACCAAATCAATGAAAAAGACCCATATGCAAAAGGTGTTGTAAATGCTTTGGTTGATAAAGGTGCCATGATTATATCTGCATGGAAAGAACAAAGCGAAAGAGGTAATAAATATATCTCTTTAAAACTAAGAGATTTTGCAGACAGTACTGGTTACGAACCAAAAGAGCAAAAACAAAATTCTAATGACAAAGACGATACATCTGCATTAGAAGATATCGATTGGTAAAAGGGAGAAAGCAATGAAAAAACAATCACAATATGACAACATTAAGGCACATCTTGAAGATGGAAAAACATTACAACCATTACAGGCATTATCTGAATATGGTTGTTATAGATTATCGGCAGTAATTCATAAATTAAGGCGAGATGGTTACCCTATTGAAACAAATATGAAAACCAATAGAGGCAAAACATATGCTGAATATGTGTTAACTTACGATAAAACTAATTAATGTCTAATTTCAAAATCAAAAGAATAAAAGACAAAAAGTTTTTAGATTTTGTATCTAAAAAAGAATGTTGTTTATCTGCTCATTCTTCTTACCCTTGTCATGCAAATGTTCAAGCACATCATTTGTTAAAACCTTATGACGGAGTAAGGGGAATGGGAATTAGGGCAAGTGATAATAATGCAGTACCACTTTGTTATTATCATCATGCCTTACTACATGATTCTCATGGAAACGAAGATATGTTTTGGCAGTCTTTTGATTTGTCAAAAGATTATGGTAGAGAAGTGGCAAAAAAATATTGGGAGATGTATAATGCAAAAAATTGATGAAGAAGAAATACATAAGGCAGTTGCTTGGTTACGTGATTCTGCAGGATTATGTGCTGAGGCAAAAGCAACAAGAATTTACCTTGAGGCATTTTCAAAATCATTAAAAGCAATTCTTATGAGTAAACATCTTGAACTTCCTATTTCTGCTCAAGAGAGAGAAGCATATGCAAGTCAAGAATATCAAGACCATTTAAAAGCAGTAAAGATTGCTATTGAACGTGACGAAAAAAATAGATACCGTAGAGAAACTGCTTTGGTCAAAATAGAGACTTGGAGAACACAAGAAGCCAATCTTAGAGCTATCAAACTTTAAACGTCGTACCAGTTGGTATATGGTCTAGGGTATGATTATACAAAAAAATTGATTTCAGCAGTTTTTAACTCTAGTAAGGGTTGTAGATGTCAACAAAAAAAGACAAAAATGACGAAGAATTTTTTGAAGATTGTCCAAAAGCTGTTGCTGAATACGAATCTGAGGTTGGCATTCGCCGAGTAAAGAGACTTCCATATTACGAATATTTCATAAATTCGCTAAATACAAGTGATGATTTTGATGTAAGAATACCTACTGGTGTTACTGCCGATTACAGAGGATATTCTGATTTAGGTTATGTAAAAAAAGTTTTTATAAATATAAAAAAATAGGTTGACTGGTACTAGTTACAATTTACCAATAGAATCATTCATTAATATTTCATGGGAGAAAACAGATGAATGATACAAAAACAAATGAGATTTATCCTCATAATCAACCACTAAATACTTATCTTAAAGTAACATATCCAGATGGTGATATGGAATATTGGACATTAGATAATTCTGTAGAAGAATTAGAACGTCTTCAAAAATTATATAAAGGTAAGATAACAACCAAAATTGTGAAAGGATATTAAAATGAACGATATTCTTCACGATATAGAAAAACTAACCGATATAAAAAAATCCGTTGGTTTATTTTCAGACTCAACAATTCAATCTCTTATCCAAGATTTGATAAATGAAAAACAATCAATCGTTAAAGATTTTGAAAAAGAGATACCTTCACATATTCAAGAATTAAATAAAAAATTGAAAGGAGAAATCTAATGGGTATGAGTTCTTATATACTAGATTTAGAAGATAAATTTATTGATGTAGAGGTGGCAGAGATTATTAAAGACTCTGATACCTTACAAGAGGCACAATTAAGAGCAGAAGATAAAAGGGTAATGAATTATAATTTTATTCCCTCTACTGGTCTTGATGAAAAAGTAAAAGAAATGTGGGATTTATATTGGGAGAAATACAATGTCTAGACCTATACTTTGTTCAGAAATTTTATCAGGGTTTACACAACCTAAAAGAGCAATCGCCCTCTACCAAGGGGGCAAGATTGCCGATGACATGATAAGAAAGAAACAAAAAGCATTTGTAGATGCTCAGAAATTTGTTCTTACACCTAAACTGGTGCAAAATGCCTTTGATATTTCATTAAAGAAACCATCAATTTTATTAGAGATGTTAGAAGACATGAAAATGCCTTTTGATAATCTTTGGATTGAATGGGACGAAGAAGCAAGACAGAACTACATGAAAGATTATTGGGATAAGACACCAATGAAATTTAAATTAAAAGACGAAACACCTGATAGGGTTGGTTACCATATATCAAAATTTACTGATGTATTAGACGATAGTTATTTTTTATATGAGTCTTGGTTCTTTATAGATGACGAAGATGTGGCATCTGATTTTGGTAGAATTATAAATAAAAAATTCTATTCTCCAACAATGTGCCAAATTATCCATGAAGAATTACCAAATTTTGATGATGAACTTGCAAAGGTTGAACTTCTTGATGAATTACCTAAAGGTAGTAGAATTGCAAATCCCGAAGAATTTAAGGTCAAGGCATTGGCAATAGGTTCTAAATTCTTAGGTGGTTGGTATTTTATGGAATATTGTCCTGAGAAATTTATTCTAAATACCAAAATGACATCACATGATGACCAATATAATCATTTGATGAAAATGGTAAAATACAATAAATCTCACGAATTTAATTGTCTTAAAGAAATATGTTACAGATTATCTATTGCACAATCTGCATCAATGCATTGGTCTGTACCATCTTGGAAATTTAAAGAGGGATATACAACCGAAGAGATACAGGCACACGAAAGCAATCTTATTACCTCAACAGAGGGCGATACAAGGTTTCTAATATCTTTATTCTCTTTATTAAATCAAAGTTTACATACTCAAGAGGTTGTGCAACCAAATGATAAAATTATCCATACGAAATTAGGCAAGAGAGTACCAAGAAACGAATATAAAGTACTTGATATAGATTTATCTGCCAATAAGGTTAGAAAGGTCTATAAGGCAAGATTTCAAGGTAAAGGTAATCCAAAGAGACAACACACACGACGTGGACACTACCGAAGACTACGAGATATTGATGGTACTATTAAAAGAAAGATATGGATTAAATCTTGTATCGCAGGAAATGCAGACCTTGGGATTATTGAAAAAGATTATAATTTAAAATCTTAAAATAAAATATTTCTATAATTGTAAAAAAAATACCTTTTATGTGTTGACTTTTATAATTATAGAAATTACTATGTAACTATCATTAAATTTTTTATGGGAGAAAACAAAAATGATAAAATACACTAAAGACCAACTAGAACTTAAATCTTATATAGAAAAGAAAAATAAGGAACACATGGATATGGTTAGGGCAAATACAGACCCTAGAATTATGTACTGTGAGGTTCCAGAGGTAATACCTTTTTCTGAATTAGACAAATTGGCAGAATATGGCATTACAACAATTATCGATTATAAGAAAGACGAATGTGTTACCATGATTTCTGAACTTGGTAAATCTGCCACTGGTTCAAGAGTTAGGGTTGACCCAGACGAACATACCTTAGAAGAACTAGAAATAATGGTTGAATACTGGGGTAAAGAATCAACAAAGGCTGTTGAAGAACAAAATATTGCAGATAAAAGAAAGGTTAAAGAATTTGCAAAAAGAATTAAAGATACCTGTAAATTAGGTGCCAATAATTATAGAACTGCAATTAGATGGATTTTACAGGCAGAGGGTATAGAAAATGACGAAATGTACCAAGGTGGTTCAATTTGTTATGACCTAAACCTTCCATATCGACATAAAAAACTATTTCAAACAGCAGGGGTGGCATAAAGCCACCTCTTTTAATTTAACTTAAAAGGGAGAAACAAATGTTAAATACTAAATTATTTGAAGAAGAAATGGAAAAAATAAACTTCTCAATAGATATTCAAGATATTGAGGGAATACCAACAGAAATGGGTAGAAAATTGGTTAGAACCGATACAGATACCCCACTTGGTATTATTAAATCTAAATATAAACCAATCTTACATACTCAGGCATTTCAAGGTGCTTTACAAGAAATGAAGAATGGAGGTCTTACCTTAGAAAATGCAGAGGTTTCTATAGACTCTTATGAAAATGGTGCCATGGCAAAGATGGAGGTATTGTTACCAGAAAAAACCACTCAGATTGGCGACCATAATCTTTCATTAAAATATGTTGCTAGAAACTCTTATAATGGTAGATGGAAATTTCAATCTTTCTTTGGTTGGTTAAATCATGTTTGTTTTAATACATTGGTTACTGGTCAAAAATTGGCATACACATCTAATAGACATACCAAATCTTTTGATATTGACCAATCTAATAAGAAGATTGTAAATGCTGTAAAAGCAGTTACCGATGAAACTGAGAGATTTAAGAAATGGTGGGATACATCTGTTGAAGATGCACAGATAAAGAAATTATTTGAAAACACCATTGCGAAACAAAATCTTTCAAAAGGTAGCAGAATGGCAGGTGTATCTGAAACTAACCAAAAACAATTAGCCATTTTAATGGGGTTATATAACGAAGAGGTAACCCAAATACATGGTAAGGGTGATTATGGTAGGAATGATGCAAAAGGCTCTCTATGGTGTGCATATCAATCAGCAACTGCATGGTCTACACATCTTACAGATATTAATAGAAGCGATACAAAAAAATATCTTGTTCAAGTAGACAGACAGAAATTGGTATCAGAAATGGTTGAAACCAAGAACTGGAAGGAGCTAGAAGATGCTTAAACGATATAAAAAGAACTTCTTGTATATTATATTAACTGGTTTGGTTACTGCTTGTAGCAGTAGCCAACCTTCAAACAACATCAAAATGGTATACAATAAAGAAATGTTCCAGATGAATAGACAAGAAGTTATAAATGCCATAGAAGATTGTCGTTCTGTAAAATTAAGACCAGTACTTTATCATGGTCGTGTTAAGGTAACAGACCGATATGTACCAATTGTTGTAGAGGTGCAATGTGCTCCTACATACAAAGATTATAACTAAAAAGAATTGGGGTGGTAAATGAACCGAAAAGAAAACCACCCCAAAACAGATGCAATATAAATATCGCACAAATTTGTTTACTTTACTACTAATTTTGATACTCTGTAATTATAAAACAACGTTTTTTGGGAGAAAACAATGACTTATCAAGACTACGAAAATGAATTACTACAAAATATAAATCATTATACTGTTACTCAGCATCTTGGCAGAGGTCAATATAATAAGATTGATTGTACTGACTTAGAACACGCAAATAATATTAAACAACAAATAATAGATAAGAATAAAAGTGCTAGGGTTGCAATCTATGCAGTTTGTAAACCAGAAGCAAGACCTCTTGTTAATATAATTGTGGGGTAATATTATGGAAAACAGATATTTTGTTAAAATTCGTTTATTCGATAATCTACCAGATATGCCAGACCATGGTAAATATGTAACAATCATGGTTGAGGCAAATTCTACAGACGAATTAGAAATGTTAATTGACGATAAACATAAAATAACAATGTGTGAACTTGTTGACTAGGAGGTAATATGGCAATTATGAATATTATTAAAGGAAAAAATACCATTTATGATTTTTTATTAGATGCCTATAATAATTGTGATTATAAAAGAGGTTATCACATTATTAAACTAATGATTAAATCAAAAACAAATTTAGATAACTTTGTAAGTTTTTTAGCAAAAAATAGTACAACAGAATTACATAAACATTCTTGTTATCATCAGTTCTTTAGAAATGTTTTTGCAAAATTTATTAGACAATGTAGAATATCAAAATAATTTAGCTTGGGTCGCCTTGGAAAATATTGTTTTCTCCCAGCCCCACCCCATATTTGGTAAGATAAGCTAGGCGAATAGTCTTACCATTCATTTTCCCAACAAATGCTCTACTCTTTTTTTTAAGTTTTCTACCATTGTAAAATTAGGTGGTTTCATTTTACTTTTTTCTGCAATGCTTAATTCATTAATGATATAATAATCACATAGAACCTCTACTAACTTAAGTTCTTTTGTATTCAATTTCATTTTTTTAAGTTGATTTAAAGATATAAGTATTTTTTCTGGCATTATTTACTAATACTTCTAAGACTTTCCATGACTTTATCTATATCAGGTTCTTCGCCATTAGGGTCATAAATACATTTATATTTAATAGGACACCAAGTTTCTATCATCATTGTAAAAGTTTTATTACCACCCTCATAAATACAGGCTCTTTTATCTGTGTATTTTGACGTAATTCTTTTTTTCAATCTACAGGTTGTATATTTCTTTTCAATTATCTTGCCTTGCCACACCTTTTGTTTATACGTATAATCTTTTGGTGCATTATACATCTTACCATCAGCAAATGCCCTAACACCTAAAACAAGCAATAATGTTCCAATACCTATACCAAAAAATATAATCGCACCCCATTTCAGCATATCCATGATTTCGTCTTGTTGTCTTTTTGCCCTTATTCTTGCCTGTTTTTGTGCTTCTTTGGCTTCATTAATCCTGTTTGCTCTTTCTGAAAGTATTTCGTCCCATGCAGTAGGTCCGAACCTAAGATTTATAATTGTTTTTAATTCTTGTCTTTTTTCTTCTAATAATTTTCTATCTATAAAATCTGTGGCACTAGATTCAATGCCAAACTGTTCTTTTAAACCAATGCCTTTGCCTTGGTTTTTATTCATTTGAGCCTCGCCCTCAAAAAAACCATCTATTTGTTTGGCAATGCCTTTTATGTCATTTACTGTACTGATATTTTCTTTGATAAAATCTACAGATTTTTTAACTAATGCAATGCCTGTGAGTGTGGCTGTTACAAATTCCATAGATTACCTCAATAGCAAACCTAATAATAAAACTATTGCAGTCCCCGAAGTTGCTATCATTATGTGTTCAATACGTTTTATACGTAATATTGTTTCTATCCATCGTTCCTCTGTAACAGCAATATGTTTTTCTAATGTTACATGGATTTCTTGTACTGATGGTTTCTTCATGTCATATCAACACTATTTAGTATTTTCATTCTTGCAGACATAGGTAGATTACCTACAAATTCTGATACATCTTTATCTTCTTCTGATGCAAATGCACTCATATTTAATCGTATATTAGGGTCAACAACGTTTGGTACTTGTGTAGCAGTAATTGTCGTACCACCTGTTATGATAGTATTTGCCAAATTTTGCAGTTTATTTAACATTGCATTTCTTGATTCTGCATTTGTAAAGGCATCTCTTATAACGTCTGCATCTTCTTCAATTAAAGTTTCTGCCAATTGACGCAATTGTTTATCGTTCATTTGTCTTGATAAATCAGGTATTAAATTTCTAATTGCTCTAACTGCGGCAATTGGGTTATAAAAATTAACAGCCTCCATTACATCTGCACCAATTTGTGTAATGCTTGTAGGTTTAACATCTTGTTTCCTACCCTCTGTTATTGCTGTTTGTGAACCTCTTAAAACAATATTTCGTGTATCTACAGAATCTATGGCTTTTGATGCACCTGTAAGTATATTTTCAAGTTCGTCATCTGGTATAATTCTTTGTAAAATTCTTCTTTCTTTACTCTCTGGATTATTTAAACGTCTCACAAACGCACCTTTACCACCTCTTTGGTCAAGAATTGACCTTATGTTTGATGCGATACCTGCTCGATAAGATTTTATTAAATCGTTATCTTTTGTGTTTAAAATTCTATTAATGTCTATTTCTGCTTGGTCTGCATTCATACCAAGTAATTTTGTACCTTCTAAAAAACTGTCTTTACTATCGAATATTTTTTTATATCTGGCTCTAACTGTAGCCAGTTCAGGTGATACCTCGTCTATTTTATTTTTTAATACATTTGATAAATTTTTAACACCTGTAGCCAATGTCATTTTTTTATCTTTTTGCATTAATCCTTGACCAAAATCTCTAACAATTCTGTAAGCATTTTCCGCTTCTTCTAACGATAAACTTCTTGTTAAACTGATAGAGCCATCTTTATTTTTTTTAAATACGGCTGGTAAACCTTGCATTTTATTTATAAGGTTTGCATCTTTTGTAAGGTTTTTAGGGTCTATTCTATTTACAACATCTAAAACTAAATTATCTATTTCTGGGTTATTTAGATTTTTATTTGCATCAAATATTCTTTTATATGCCTTACTTTCTGCTGATTTAAGTGCTTTTTCTGATTGTTGTATGGCTTGTAAAATATTACCTAATGGTTTGTCTTTTGCTAAAGATTTTTGTAAATCTTCAGTTACCTTTTTGGGCGCTTCGGTTGCTCTTTTTTCTAAAGATTCTCTTAATATCGGACCTGTTACAGATGATTTGGCATATAATGCCCTAATATTCTCTGCCATATCTTTATTTATTTCTGGTATTATTTTACCTTGTTGCACAGCCTCAATGATATCATCGGTTGATACATTTGCTTTACCTGCGATTTCAATAATCTTATCTTCTACATTTTTATTAAGGTTGCCCATAATTGAACCATAGGTTTTTTCAAACCCTTTTTTGGCAATACCTGCAATACCTTGACCTAATTTAGCGAAAAGAGGTCCTGCAACTGTAGATATACCAGTTTCTACTGCAACCTCTAGAGGTTCTATTGTTTCATCTTGTGCGCCATATGATGCGACTAATCCCTGACCACCACTCATTAATGCAACTCTACCCATAGTCAAAGGTACACTTGCTCCTCCAGTAAATGGCAATGCCAATAATGCAGGTGCCATAGCTCCACCAAATTCATATTTTAAAGAACCATCTTTTTCTCTTGCTTGTGCTAAAATGTTTCTTTCTAGTTGTACGATTTCGTCATACGATTTGTCTGAAAGTAAAGATTTTATTTTTGCAATCGCCTCATCGCTAAAATTTAGTAATGCACCTTGTGCAATAAGTCGTATTTTTTCAGACGCAGTTAAACCTGCATCTTGGTTCTCAAGTTCTGTTTCTCTAATCTTACCTAATATATCTTTTAATTCATCATCTATCTTACTCATATCTCTACCTTACTTTTGGTTTTAGAGTGAAACGTTTTGCCTGAACATCTTTCAATATATCTAATATGGTTCTTTTAAGTGTTTCATTATCTTTAACATTTTCGCCACCAAGCATATATTCAATATCATCTATCGTATAATTATTTTCTAAAAAAAACTTTTCAAAACTTTGTTTATTTGTCTTCTTTGGTAATATTATTTTATATGTATCTGTGGCAAGAGTGTATTGTTTTGGCGATTTTATGTAAGATTTAATAACATTTTCGTCTAAACCAAGAACTTTACCCACCTTAACTTCTTCTTCATTTTGTGTTGTTAAATTAGCAGTTGCATTTTCGTATTGTGCATATGCTAAATCTCTAAATGAACGTCTTGTTAAATCTGAAAGAATACCACCATTTTTAATATAATTTGCTGTTTGTACCAAGAAATCTGCAGGTCCACCAACTTTTCTAGCAACCTCAAATTCGCCTTCTCTAACAACAGAACGAGGGTCTAACATTTTCATAAAACTAAATATAAGTGCTAAATCACCAGCACCCGGTCTATCTAATTCGTAAACTTGGTTGTATGCAGTAAAAACATTATCCATATGCCCTAATTTGTCGTTATAATCTTTAACAAATTGTTTGGTTTGGTATTTTTCTTTAACTTTTAAAAAGTTTTCTTTTTGTTTTAAATTAAGTGGCTTGAATACAAGTTCTTGATTAGGTTTTGCATCATCTTTCTTTGCAAAAATATCAACCTTCGAAGAACCCTCGCCAATACTTGATTGGTCTGTCTTATCGTAATTTATAAAATTACCACTATCGTCTTCAACTCTTTTGCCTTTATTTGGCCCAGTTTTATAATAAAGGTTTCCATCAAATTGACCTGTGTATGTCTTTATTTCTGAATCTTTTGGTGCTGAATAAGTAACAATGTTTCTTTTGATTGTATCATCTAGGTCATTTAGTTGTTTATTTGTAAAAAATTTTGTATCGCCTTTTTTATAATTAACACCATCTATTCTTGTTGGTTTTGTAAATGTATATAATTTTTCTGCTTTTGGTTTACCTAATTGTGTTGCTAAAGAAACCAATGTTGTAGCTCTAGTTAAATCTGATTTTTCTTGGTCTCTTTTATCTTGTAAATATGTTTTGGCAACAGTACCTAATGCCTCAGTACCTGCGCCTACTACTGTTGCACCCGGTCTTGAAGAACCTGATGCTAATTGTGTAAATCCTATCAAAGATAATAATGCAGGGTCTATTGGTTCTCTTTTAGGTATTAATGTATTAACCAAACCTCCCAAAGCACCACCTTGTAGACCTTGTTGATTTGCTACTCCCAGTGCTTTTATTAATTCTTCAGCAGTCATTATGCTCTCCTACCAAGCGCATATAAACTTGCCAATGAACCAAGACCACCGAGAGTTTGACCATATATACTTGGTTGTTGCATAAATTGTTGTCCAGTAGCTTGTTGTCTTGTCAAAGTTTCATAAGGTATGCCTTGTAAAGCACCTAATGCAAAATTTAACATTTCAAACGGAAATTGTTGTTGTGCTAAAAAGTCTTGATATGCCATATCTAAGGCTCTTTGGTCTAATTCTCTTTCTGCCTGACCTGCTGTAATTAAACCTGATGCGGCTTGTTCACTTAAACCTTGTGCAAGTGGTGCTAATTCTGCCAGTTTTTCTGTCGCCCTTAATTTACTTGCTTGGTCTGTTTCATAACCTTGTAATCTAGCACTTTCTGCTGTGGTAAAACCTGCTCTTCTTGCATCTTCACCTGCAAATCTTGCTTGTCTTTCGGTATCAAATCTATCTGCCGCAAATTGCAATGCGTCTCTACCTGCCTGTCTTCTTAAATCACTACCTGCTCGTGCCATTTCTGCATCTGTCATGGCCTCTCTAATACCTAAACGAGAACCTCCAAAGGCACCTGCCCTAATTGCATCTGCCGCATTTTGTCTTTGTGTCAATTCTCTTTGTCTGTCTAATTCTTCTAATGCTGGGTCTATAGAAGTTTGAAATATGTCTTGAAATTGTTTTGCAGTATCTGCTGTAAATGCATCACCAATCAATTCTTCGCTTGTTGCTGGTGTAAATACATTTGCAGTAAATCCAGTGCCTAACTCACCAGCTTTTGTTTTTGCATCGTCAAGAATGCTTTGGTATGTATCAGTACCCTTTGCTAATATATCTAATCCCTCTAATTCTCTCTCTGTCATTCTAATGGGATTGCCTGCCTCGTCTGTACCATACGTGGCAATTCTTTCGCCTTCAAAGGTTGGAAATGGCGATTTTGATAATTCTCTTGCCTGTTCGTATAATTCTTTACCACCTGCGGCAACAAATCCGGGTAATGTTGTACCACTTATTGTTTCTTTATAATCTGGTAAAACTATCGGTTGATTGGTGCATAATGAACCCATTTAAACCTCCACAAATATTGAGCCTGCTTTTGTAAAACCCAATCTTTTAAAAAAATTATCTTTTCTATCAATATCGCCAGAAAATAAATGTCCTAATCTTATTTTCATTTTAGCATCTTTTGCTGTTTTTATATAGGCTTGTAATAAATTTTTTGCTACATTACTTTTTCTTTGCTCTTTAAACACATAAAACCAAACATCACCAACATATTTTTCTTCTGACCACCAATCTTGACAAATCTGTCCTGCAATAGAACCTTGTATTTTATTATCTTTTATAGATACAAAAACCAAACCACTATGTATTAATTCATTTATTTTATTAATTAATTTATCTGTTTTAATTTTTGGCACTTGTAGTTCCGTTTCTTCATGCATTGTATTTAACATTATTGCCAATGCAGATATATCTAATATTGTTGCTCGACGTATCATGCAATATCTTTCAATGCTCCCATATTGTCTTCAGGCATTTTTTGCTCTTGTTGATTCATCTGTTGTTCGTCTTTTTCAGCAACCTGTTCTATTAACATTGCTAATTCTGGTAGTAATCTTGTCAAAACTCTCATAACTTGAGGTGTTATTGCCTTATCTAACATTTGCAATTCTTCAACTTCCATTTCTGCCAATCGTGACATTAAGATAGTTTGTAACGTATTTGATGGTTCAAAAAGTCTTTTTCTTGCTTCTTCTGGCATATCAATGCCTATTTCTTCTAACGACATTATACTTTCCTTTCATTATAAAGAATTTGCCAATCGGTTTTTTTCTTAAATAATCCCAAAAGCCAACAGGTCGGTTCCAATATCTTTCTATAAATTTTTCCAAGATAATCTGGTTTGTCTCTTAGT